GTTGGATTCCACTTATGCGTAATTGGCACAGATTTAGTTACTGGGCGCATAACACCATCCCGACCCATCTCATTTGTGGTTACACGAACCCTAATATCTTTAAACTCAGGACGTAAATCTTGCTGTGCCTTCTGCATCTGTAAATCTTTGTATTCCAGATTACGAGCTTCTTCCATCGCCTTCATGTACTGAGCACCCATACCCGGCTTATCAGCTAAGAAGTTAGCAACAGCCCTCATCTTCTCAGCGGGTGTACCCTTAACTTCCGACGCGGCTTTAACAGCTTGGTCAATGTAGTCAGCCTCCACCTCACCAGCCACTTTACCACCTAGTAAGCGACCAGCGCCATAACCCATCATCGTACCCGCATTAGCGCCTGTTGAGATAAGTTGCTGGAGAAGCCCTTGACTCCCCATTTGACCGGGAGAGACAGATAGGTTAGACAGGTAGTCCTGTTGTAATTGTTGTGGGGACTTACCGCCAAATAACCCTAAAATTTCACTAGCCATTATAACCCCTTAATTAGAAAACAAGCCTGTAAAGCCTTTAATACCACCTTGTAACGCCTGAGCGCCAGCGATTGAACCAGCAAGGTTGGCGTTAGCAGCAGCCTGTCCACCAGCTAACAACGACTGGGCTACGTTTCCACCTGACACCGCTTGCTTAGAGCCAATGTCAGCACCAATGGTGAGAGGACGTAACCCATACTCTTCAATACCCAAACCAGTTTGCAACATACCAGTACCACGAGAGATGGCACGATCAATATCAGTCTGTGCAAGCTGCGTTGATTGAGCAGCTAGTTGTTGGTCAGCCTGTGAACGAGCCAGTTGCTGTTGGTATTGCTGTGGGTTAACATACCCTGTACCAGCCCCTGCGCCCTGAGATGCCCCTGATAAGCCTAACCCAATGCGACCACTGTTCAGTTGCTGTTGGCGTAGGGCAATATCTTCCGCACCACGTCCACCAGCCATAAGCGCTTGTTGTTGGTCATAATAGTTTTGAGCCGCCTGTTGTGGGTCTGTTTCAATCTGCCCCATAAACTCAGCACCTGTCCCGTACATCTTGTTACGGAAGGCAGATAACAAGGGGTCGAGTTCATAACCTGCTTGATTCTTACTAGGGTCGAAGTAGCTAGAGCCAAAGCCTGTCGAAATGGCGTAGGGCTTAAAAGCCGCCGCATCCGCTGCAATCTTAGCTGACTCTACGTTAGCCCTTGCCGCTGCCTCACCAGCATCCTGCACTTGGTTAGATGATTTATAACCACCCCACAGGCTTACACCTGCGTTAAGTATGTCTAATGGATTCATATAATTCCTTAGTAAGTTCCGCCACTAATAGTAGCACCATCGAGTGTTGTCATTGTCACAGTCCCAGTAAACGTAGGGCTTGCTGTGTTTGCTTTAGAAATTACAGCAGTTTCAATCAAGTTAAACTCATCATCAATCTCTGTGCCTTTAACAAGCTTTGCTGCGTTACCCGAAGCGAGGGTATCTTTAACAGCAAAATCTGTTGCCTTTGTATAGTTAGACATTAACTAATCCTTCCTGTTTTAACAAACATATCTAATTTCTGAACGCTAATTTCACTTCCTTCAACATTAGCCTCAAACCCAAGCTGTACTACTTTACCTGAACCCTGCACTTGAGCATTAATCCTGTCAATTAACACGCCAGCAGTATACTCAGCAATGCCATATTCACCTATGTTATACTCACTACCAACGCCTTCGTTAATTGTAAAAGGGTAGGAGAAGTCTGCGCCTGAGTAGTCATAGCCTGTCTTAATAACAAAGTTTTGACCACTACCACCAATGACTGTTATACTCACCTTCTTAACCATCTTGGTCATAGAACTGTTGTCCATGTCCATGTAGTTAGAGGAGTAGCGCATACGGTATTGGAGGGTGTTATCTAAATAGCCACCGTAAAGACCTATACCATTCTTCTTCCCTAACAGCAGGTCACGAGTTCTAGTTCGTAGGAAAGCTGTTGTTTTAACCGACCAAGTGGTAACACGAGATGAGCCATCCTCTAGCGCTTGCCTCATATCTAGACAGTAGACAGTTGATGTTGAGGGAAAAGATAAAAGATAGAAGGCGTTAACCTCTGAGTAAACTGAGCGAACCTTGTTGTAAGAGCCAACAAGAGCAAACTCGGTTGCCATCGTCTCTATCAAATCATCCCGCACATTCCTTGTTAAGTCACGCATGGGTAATGACTTCTCTTGCAACAAGCGACCCAACGAACGAACACCTGTGTCCGACAGGAAGATTAAGTCCCCACCAGTGCTCTGTACACTATCACGAGCCACACAACCCACACCAGCGATAACATCACTAAGTTGGAAATCACCAAGAGGGTTGTTAGCACCTGAGTAGATGACAATGTTACGAGAACAGAAGATGATTAGGAAGTCATTGTGAGCCGCTATAGCCGTTACTGTGTCTACGTTGTTAGGTAGGACAGCAGCTATGTTTAAAAAGCCGCTAGTGCCCCCTGAGAAGGCTGGAAAGGCTGTATCTGCTATATCGGTAGTCCAGTATACATTAGACCCATCATGCGCCCAGAAACGCCCATAAGCGGCTAACACGTCACGAGGGTAACTTGTTCCATACGCCTGTGCTACGCCTGTGTAATCAGCAAGCCCCTGCACATTAGGGGTGTCGCTCTCAGTGTAAACCAGAGTCTCATGTGCCTCTTGAACTATGAGGGCATGGTCATTAAGAGTAGCCACCTTCCAGTTGTTAGCTGAGATAGCGTAACCAACAGGGGTCACATCGGTTAACACAGCATCAACACCGCCTGTGAATAACTTCTGATTCCCTGCGCTGATGGTAACGGTAGTGTCATCGGCGTTGACGTGTTCAGCCAACATTTCAATATTGAGGTTGCTCAACTCATCCACACCGTCAGTAGTCTTTTGCTCCCAACCCTTACGAGCACCTAACCGACCAAACTTATCAATGATACAGTTGTCAGCGGCTAGGGCGAAGTTGCTAGAGAGGGTAACACTACTGTCTTGTGTGTTTAACCCGTAGAAGCCGGGAGAGACAACAGAGACTGTTTGTAGTTGTTTCATACGCTATACCAAATAGTGTCCTCTGGGTGACGAGCCGCATCGAAAGAAAGCTCATCTGCCAATGCCGACTGAGCAGCAGCGTAGGCATTCATGCTTTGTTGTCCACCATCTTCACCACGTTCCTCAATTGCCATCGCAGTGGCTAACAGGATGATGGGACGTGTAGGCAAAACAGTAACATCAGTGTCAGCCGCTAAGGGGAGGTTACGCGAGGTCATGTTAACTCGTATGTCGTAAACGCCATCAGGGATTGGGTAAATATCTACCTGAGTATCCCCGTCTGAGCTAACCCCGTTGAAGTTGTAAAAAGTAGGGATGCCTACCTGTGGGTCACTCATCAAAAACTCGTTGTTAAACCAACTAGCTGTCTGGTAACGCATCTCAATGTTGCTAGTGTCATTAAAGACATCTAACACCTTGGAGCTATTTCGAGTATCTTGTAGCTCATAGTTAAACACATTAGCGCTAGTTGTAATTGTAAGTGTAGTACGCAGAGCACTCCAGTCATATGCAGCTTCTACTTGACTCTTAGCCTCGTTAATAAAGTCGCCAACCAACCGAGCGTAGCTATTGGTATTACCAGCGCCTTGTACTGTAGTCACTTCACTCTCTCGAAGTCTCCTCAGTACAGCGTTGACAAGTTGTAAGTATGTCATTTGTTTCTTCCTTTGTTGCTATTATACCACAGATTTCTCAATTTGTCAAGCTTATTCGCCGTCAAATGCTACAGTTTGTGCTTCTTTTCTGAGGTCAAACGAGGCAATAACACTCATCTCTGACCCTGCCTCTGTTAACACCTGTATGGAGTCCCCGCTTTGCATAACCATACTGTCGCTAAACTTTAAATAGTCGTTAGCATTGATTACAAAACCAGTTACAATGTAAATCTTGTGGGTAATGTCGTGGGCATGTTGCCAGTATAGGGTGATAAACTTGTTATTTCCTTGATGGTTACTAGCAAACAAGGTACTAACCTCGGCTTTGTAACCAGCAGGGACTTTGAACAACTCTGTCAACGTATCTGGTGTTATTACTTTTCCTACTGAATGTTTCATTACCAGACACCACCATAGCCACCAAAGCCAGCAGCGTCTGAAGCCCCTGTGCCTAAGTCTCCACCTAAGCCAGTTGGGGCTACCCCTGAGCTTTGAGCAGCCGCAATAGCAGCCTCATTAGCTATTGCATTTGCCGCAGCTTGGGCAGCAGGAGTAGCACCACTTTCATTTGCATTTCTAGCATCACGAGCTGCGTTTATAGCTGCGTTTTGATACGCTGCGTTTACAACAGATTGTGGAGTAACTGTAGTTGGTGCATCTTCAGTTACACTCCGTCCAATTTGATACCCCAAACCCGGCATACCAAAGAGACCACCAAGGACAGCACCAACAATACCGCCTTGTTGTCCTGACATACCAAGACCTGCTCCCGGGCCAGCTATACCAGCGTCTACTCCCCCAATATCCATGCCTAGACCAAAACCACCTGTCCCGCCGTTTTGACCCTCATCTCCTCCAAACCCAAACTCACCCTCTTCATTAGAACCGTACATAGGAGGAGCAAGCATACCAGACGCAGCAGCCCGCCTAGCAGCCTCCTCTTCCATCTGCTTCTTCTTCAACGCTGCATCTAAGTTAGCGTTAATAGCATTCTGTCGGCGGAAAGGGTCAGCACGGTATGCCTCAGCGTCCGTCATCATGTTCCCCTGTGGGTTAGGGTTTAACAAAAGGGTTTGGACGTAGTTGGCGAAATCACTAGCAGCAGTAGGCGCTTGAGCTTGTTGTCCCTGCAACCGAGCCATGATTTGCTCATAAGATTCGACAGCCATTATTTGTTCCTCTTGTTTTTCTTTGAACGCTCATTGCGCTTTGGTAATTGTCTTTTCATACTCCACCTTTCGTTACAACAAGCCAGATAAAACCAGCTATAATGACTACCCCTGTTATAACAGAAGCAATAATTAAGAACCCGTTAATCCAAGCCCACATCAACTCTTTACGTTTAATCTGCGCTAAGACAATCTCTCTGGCCTCAGCATCACGTTTACGCTTTGCCTCCGCTTGAAATTTTAACCAATCATCCCAAAGCCCTGCTCTGCCTTGATAGATGAATAGCTCTTGGATAGCCGCCTCATGTTGTTTGATCTGTTCGAGAGCAAAGAAAGCCTCTGAGTCTGACCCAGACTTATTAGCCTTCTTTGCTAACTCTGACTTAGAATCAAAGAACTTGAAGATGTGCTGACCCGCTGCCATAATGTCACCACCATTGGCTATAGTCTCCTTAATAACACCAAAGGCAGCGTTGGCTATCGCAAGTTCAGCAAGCATTATCTATTCCAATATGTTAAAAGCCATGTAAGTAAACCACCAGCAATAGAGGCAATAGTCATACCCATCCAGAACCCACCTTTGCTTTTGTTAGCCAAGGCCAGTAGCTCTTTAATGTCTGTCTCCATGCTCTCTACTTTACAAGTTAAGTTCTCAACCTGTGCTGTTAGTCTCCCATATTCTACGGGGTCTATGTTTCCCATTTATCACTCCCAGTTCTGAGAGCTAACCACCTCAATCAGCGCAGCTACATCGGCACAGGCGGCAATGGCTGTTTCCAGTCGATTAGCCTCTGCGACAATGGCGGCTCTAACAGCAACCGTAGCGGCAGGAATAGCCACATCACGCTCTGCCTTGCGAATAACCATCCAGTCAGTAGCCGCCAGCATAGAGCCAGCGGTAGCCTTAACCTGAGCAATCCAGTTGGACTTTAGACCCTTAGTTACCAGCCGCTCATCGCTGTCCACCATTACTGGGTTAGCAGGGTCAGAGTTGTCCAGCACCTTGACAAACATTGGGTTACCGTCTTCGTCGACTTCCTCACGGTCTTCCAATGCCTTGGGGTTATTGGTGTCGCCATTCCAGTAGAAGCGGTCATCAGCACGGGTTGGTTCAGCTTCCCATGTAATGCCCAAGGCTAGTCGTGCAATAGACGTTGACCTGCGTAGCCAGTTGGCGGGGTATTGAATATCACCCAACGTAAAGGCACGGTCGAGTGGGAGGGTTTTGTTGTTTACTTTGTACATTGTGTTTCCTTATCGTGCGAGGCTGTTTTTGAATGGATTTTCGCTGAACGCCATGTAGATGTATGTATAGCCACTACCGTTTGTGGCGGCTCCAAGGTTTCGACATTTAAATCCGTTGGACAAAATATCATAGTAATACCCAGCGCCATTAGCTTCTTGGTTAGGTAAGTTAGGAAATAATACTGTGTCTGCTTGGTTATATGTTGAGCGACTTGTATCTGTAATGTGCCAGTCAAACGCTCCGTTAGAACATTTCACCAGCAGAAACTTAGGACGGAAGCCCAGATGCACAAAAGTCCCGTCAGTACTTCCATTGCCCGTGTAGCTTCCGAACTTGCTATACCCTTCTACTTCGGCGAAGCAGTAGGCTACATGACTTGAAAGATTTTGGTTGGTAATATTTGATTGCCCAACAGAAAATACACTTGCTGTTGGCGCAGTGCTGTTGAAATATGAAGATGTTCCAAACGAGTTAGGCAAGTTTAATGAGCCGCCCTCCGTCCATCCAACACTAGAATGCCCAACAGCCCAGTTATACGCTGAATCTCTATTTTTAATGATAATCAGTGATGGTGTTGTATTGAGACCATGACCTAAAGTGCCAGTGCCACTTGAGCCATTGTAATTCCCCGTATAAGTCACCACCGAAAACCCAGCGTCTTGGTTTATCGACCCCACGCTTGCAATGGTTGCGCCGTTAGTCCCTGCGTCATTGCTAAAGGCTGTACCTGCTTTCCAGTTCCAAGCTACCATACTATCGCCTGACGCATTTAACTGATAGACATTAGAGCCAAGCGTAAATCCATCTGATGTAAAGCCTGTTAACTCACCGCCAGTTAGTTCATCGTTTGTGCCATTAGTAAGTAGCATATTTCCAACACCACGCACGGAATCATATAAGTTGTGGTTTTTAACATTAGTTTTGCTTTTGCCCCAAACCAAATCAGGCTGAAACTCAAGACCAGTAATGCTCTGACCTGTACCATTGCCTGTATACAACACCACATCAAAATACTGACTCCCATCCACAATAGCCGAGTCAGGCAAGTTACCCGTGTGTAGGGGCAAGAAGCCTGCTGGTGGCGTGTAGGCGAATGGGCGTTGACCGAAGTTCCAATTTTGAGTTGCAGAAGTTTGGGCAAAGGCGGCGCAAAACAACATAGGTTCTGTTTTTGGGATGCTTGAAACAGTAGCTTGTAAGCTTCCATTTCT